ACCAGCTATATATTTTCCAATAGTTTTCAAATTTCCTTGTTAAACCTAGCTCCAAAGTTTGGAGTATTGATATTCATTGAATTCATAGCGATATTTTTCCTGAAGCAATATCGATCATTAATGGATGAGTTTAGATATTATGAAAGCTTAAAGCGCTCAAGAGAGGAGTCACTAGCCATATTAAGAATGGCATCATCGAATCATGAAACGTTTGACTTTGATAAATTTTTAGAAAAAAACACATTGAAAAGTAGCGTTACTAACTTTGCCCCCGGACACACGACAGATCTAATCGAATCAAAAAAAATGGAAAAAAGCGAACTAGATGCCATTTTGAAAATAATTAACGCAATTAGAAAGTGACATTTTTGACCTGCTCCCCCGTTGATTGTTAGCTCCCGACTGATATACGCCATGCATTGAGCGTCGTCACTTGGTCAGTACAGATTTGAAGTGAGGTTTGAAGTGCCAGTGTGTAGCTTACAGCATCACCCCAAGTATTGCCCCGCAGCGTTGGTTGCTCACATGGGGTGAATACGGACTCAGGGGGTAACTGCACGACCTGTTGCGGTGCCGGTTGCAGCGTTTTGCTGCAGGAGGCCAATAACAGCGGCAGGCATAGGACTATTGCCACATTTATCGCTTTTAAGTGCATCGCGTAATTTCCTCTGATACGTTTCCCCTTGCTGGCGTAGTTGCTGCTCTCTACGTTGCTGTTCTGCAATCATTGCGCGATTACGGGCGTCCTGTTCCTGCATGGTGGCAATCAGTCCTGACTGCTGCGCCAGCGTCTTTTCCTGCTCGTCCATCTGCTTACGTGACAACTCCAACCGGTGCGATAACAGCGAGCTATACACGCCCAGGCAGATTGATACCACCAGCAGGAGTAACATACCGCCACCTGCTAATTTAGCCAGCCAGCCACTCATGACAGAAACGTCTCGCGTTCTGCGGCTCTACGCTTCACCAAACCAGGCATTACCTTGCCGTTTCCAAACTTCCACCGAAGGCACTGGTCAGCAGCCCCCAGAACATCACCAGCATTGAATTTCTTCACCAGCGTTGAGCCAGCAAACTCAGGGCCACCGATGTTGAACGCCAGCGATACCATTGCGTCGAACTGGTTCTGGGTCACTGGCCGCTTAATAACGCTGTTTACCGTCAGTTCGAATACCGCCAGATCGTCAGAGAAGAATTGCTCCGCCTGCTCCTGGGTGATTCTGTCGCCCTGCTTCACCCCTTTGGTATGGCCCCAGCCAATCGTCCACGGCTTGCCGCCAGTACCGGGATCCGGATAAGCTACCAGGCGAAGGGCTTCAAATCCCTTAATGAAAACGCGCCCCTTGTTACTTGTCTGCATCACCCACTCCTTTCCTATTCAAGCCACTGATGCGCTGCAATAGCGATATCGCTGCCTCGCGAATTACCCTAGCCCCAATGACGCCAAGCACAGAGAACACAAACAGTTCGATTTTCATCGTCTCAGTTTTGGATAGCACATCTCCCATGCCCGGTAGCATCTCAATGGACCGAACTAATAGCGGGGATAGAACTGGGACCGTAGTTACTGCAATCAAACCGGTGAGTAATGCATCCACCAATGCTGTGCGGATCTTACCGCCGTAGAAAAGAACGCGACCGAATGCCAGGGCAGACGTAATAACCATGCCGTTTATCCAGTTAGCATTATTCGAATAAAGGTTTGCCAGCCAACTAAAGAAGGCATTGTCATTGTGGGGCATTTTCATACCTCCCCCTTCCGGGGTTCTGTCCCAGTACCGGGTGATGAAAAAATCCCGACATAAGCCGGGATTGATTTATTTTGGTTATGCCGGTTGCGAAACCGGAATGTGTTGAGTAATTACTTGGTCGGCGTAACTTTCGAGCAAGTAAAATGGATACTTGAATTCCCAGGAGTCTCCTGCTGCTGATACCGTCGGAGCACCTACACCAGAAAAACAACGCCCTTCGACAGAGATGGCCAGCGAATATGCAGGTACGGTGTTCAGTACCTCATCGAATTCAGTACCTGGTTCCATTGGAACAGACATACGGCCAAGGTATTTGTTCAGCAGTACAGCATTTTCAAACTGCCCTGCGACTTCAACTTTAGTAAGAGCCTTAGCTTGCTCTGGGGTCAAAGTAATGTCGTTGTTTTCGCTAATAATCAGATTTGCCATGTGAGGCTCCTTGTCATTGATACTGTATCCATATACAGCACATAAACATTATCAATTAAGAAGCTAAGCATCACATGGTGACCGTTGTCTCAAAGGTCGCACAACTCAGAGTAATCACTATAAAAATGGGGTTCAGCCACCAGCCGTAAACGAGTCGGCTATACAGGGTGTGCCAAGTGTGTGTCGGATATTGGCTGGGGCTGAAATGCAAAAAGGCTACACCGAGGTGCAGCCCTGTTATTACGCGATATGTAATCAGTTTTTAGTAGTCAATGCCGCTGTATGCCATTACTCGCTGGATTACAGATTGGTACACTGACCAGTGATATCACTGCGCCAAGACTTACCCTTGTCCTTGACCTTGCAGTTATGTGCATCTCGATGGCTTAAAACTTTTCCGGAGCAGTTCTTCGCGCTGTAGCACGTACCAGCTGCTGCAGATGCTGTTAGAGGGAGTAAGAGGCATGAAGATAGAACAACTAAAATCGACAAATTTTTCATAGCATGTGTCCTTATGCGTGAATTCATAAATTGGTCTTTTCGTTGCGCGCACAACAACTTTAAAATAGCCTTCTTACACATCTTGTCACGTTTTTATGCCACTTCGTATACTGAATGTTTAGGTAAAATTCCGAACAAATTAGACATTTTGGAATTTTCATCCATTGGCTCGTTGTCGAAAATCACTGTATCCCTGCTACTTATGGCCCCTTTCCTACGAAGTCACCCAGAGACAGGATGAGCTTGCGTTGTGGTTGACTGTTTTGGAAAGGAGGCTAAAAACGACAAAACCTCGCCGAAGCGAGGTTTCTGATTGGGTAAGCTATGTGACTGCGTGACCACTCTTATCACAATAGACAGTTAAATTCGTAACGAAAAGCAGAATTTTACACTCCTGACGACATTGATTATTAGCATTCGGTGGAATTTCAGCAGATACTTTACGACACAAAGATGTACCTAACCTGTCACACACCTCGGTGCCAAAAGCAGGCGTTTTATCATATCTATGCCATTAAATAGCGATTGATGTTATTGAATTAATATAAGGGTAAAGGATGTTGGAAGATATTGCGGAATCAGACTTACAGACCTGGTTTGAAGATAAGTCGCGAAAGCAGACAATTATTGACTTTATCGTTAACCCCAATGCACTGAATACCATACCAAAATGGCAGCGGAAAGGTATACAACATAGAGAGCGGTTGAGTTTATTGGGATTGGACAATGCCAAAAAGGTTTTTGATGGATTGAAGAATGCAAAGCACCTTTCAGGTAATAGAAGTATCTCAACTAAGGGTCATACACAGCTGAGGCCTGATCTTATTTTAATCTCCGAAGATGCAAACTATCTGTTAGTTGAATTAAAAACTCGCAAAGAAACCGAGCGGCAGGCAGTGCAAGAACTATTAGCCTACAGTGCGGCAATGAAAATGCAGTTACCATTTACCAACGAATTCATGTTTATTTTCGTCGCTTTTCATTGGGATACGTTGCTAAAATTCTCGGTACAGTCACTTATCATGGACGGAAAACTTGTATTACCGCTAGCACTTGAGTTAAGTCAGAACGGCGAATATCAACTACGTATTCTACAATCACTTTTCGACTCTCATCTCGAAGTGCCATATGACCCTTTCTATGCCATGGTACCACATACATTAGCCACCACGGTCAAAAATGACAGTGCAAATACCTATAAATGGATTGAAGAAAAACGCCGTTTAAGAAAGTATTTTCAACGCTTAACTTTTGAAATTACAGCTGAGTGCCACAAAGCAAAACAAAGCGGCTTTGTATTATTTTGGATGAATTCCAATAACCGAACATCAGAGATTTTCAGTCTGACAGTGGTCACAGTTAACCAATTTTGGGAATACGGTGAGCATAACCATAATGGTATAGATCTGAGCAGCGTTGCTCCCATCATGGGCATCAAAAGGGTACAACGGAATGCTGCTAATCTCTTGCGTGATAATATTTACTCTAGGACGATTTTAAAAGATGAAGCGTTCGATGAGTTGGAAGACGTATTTCTCAGTGCGGAAGCATGGCAGGAGAAAGCAAGTTTGTACGCACAAAGTTCATTTTCCCTTGATCTTATCAAACGACATATCGATAGCGAGGAAGAGGAGACAATCACGCAGAATGGAAGCATTGGAAATTTTGAACCGGGGGCAGTAAATAATCTGAAATCGCTACTGTCAGAAATGCAGGAGCTTCGGTCAATACACATTGATATCTTGTCAACTTTTGGTGATGTGAGCGACTTTTTACATAAGAAAAATTTATTCCGCATACAGTACTATATGAACTTCACCACCTTTCAGAAATTGATGGGTGAATTTCGAAACAGCAAGGTCGATAATTAGTAATGTCTTAATCATTAATGATGAAAAATTTAGAACTTCCGCCCCTCGCTCAAATCCAACCTGATTCCCCTTCAGGGTAGCGGAGGTCGTTATCTGGATAATTACCCTGTAGTAGTCAGTATTAGCTACCACTACAGGGTACCCGTCACTAATCGCCGCAACATAATTACTAATTGGTTACATTTTCTCGTTTTCCACGGACTGATACGGGTAACCAACCCATCGAATAATGTTTTTTTTGATACATAGTTACGATTGGAAACTATCGCTATTCGCTTAATACCAATACAGATGATTTATGCGTCCAAGCATCCATTTCCAGTGTGGTGTCGGTCATTGCTAGGCACCCTTCAATGAAGCTTTCAGCCATCATCAGCTTCTGCCTGACACTACCCTCAGAGATTTTCCACCGACGCGCTATCGCCGACTTTGATACTCCATGACAGTAATGCAGCATAATCACACCCAGCTCATTCTCGTCCCGCACCTTCTTCAGTCGCCCAACAGCACCATCAATGATTAGGCCGTCATTATCGCAACAGGATGGCTTGTTCTGGCTTGTGTCTGCCAACAGCCCCTTAAAACCAGCGGCGATTGGCGAATAATCCACACCACTGTTGTCTTTTGCCCACCGCCCCCAGCGCTCTAACACCAACTGAATATGTCTCATGCTTTAATCTCCAGGCGACTGGCCCGCATGCCAGCTCGCCTATTACCCCACAGTCAATATATACTCAATTACTAAAGTTAAAATAACCTAGAAATACTAATGCGAGCTTAAACAATCAAAACCAACAGTTTGATTCTTGTCTTACCATCATTACGTTACCCTCATCTCTTTTACCGAATGCTGATTTATTATAAAAATCCAGATGACTCTCTTTTAACACAAGCGAGTATGGCAAATTGTCAAATATTTTATATTTTTCTGCAATAGGCTTGAATCGCTCAACTCCATGATAAGATAAACAATTATAAAATAAAATTATAAGCTCATAGTCAGAAAGTTGCGCTCTCAATATCCTAGCATATTTATACTGCTCTTCGTCATTTAAATGAGATTGTTCAATAAACTTAAAAATATTGAATAAAAACCTAAAGTAGTGTCCTAAATCTGCCCTATAAATGTTCCAGAAACTTTCAAAAGAGAACCCAATAATGCTTCTCTCATCAGCATGAGACAAATCCTCACTATATTTCACAGAGAGATGTGCAACGAAATCCGTATAGGCATAATTATTCTTACCTAACTTAACCACTAAATTAATAGAATCATGCTTTTGTTTGTATGATTTGTAAAAATTTTGAAAAGTATCTCTTCCGGTAGACATTAGATTCTTATCTTCTTTCTTTCTAATATCCAAGTCATTTATAATAGTTGTATGTATTGTCAACATTCTAAAAAAAACATCCTCAAACTGCTGCAATGCTACTGATTTCTTTTGTACCTCTGCCTCTAGTCGAGTCTCATTTAATGCAGTATATTGAAAAATCAATGTTATTAACACTCCACCAAACCCCAATGCTGAAAATATTGATGTGAACATCCCCCAAGAGTCGCCAAAAACGCCTTTTACGTCCAATACATTTTCTCTTACATAACTGACATCGAGTCCCAAAAAACTAAAATATAGAATGGCTGAGCCTATAACAAAGGAGAAAACACAAAAAATGTAGGAAAGTTGTACGGATTTTTTCATTTTCAAATATTACCTTATGGCTTATATGATATATAAAATATCAAAAAAACAAAATTAACACACTATTAATCAATTTATTACCCCAACAGAAAGCGACCAATCAATGAACCTGAACCACAGTTCGATCTGGCTACCGTGTTCCGCTTCCCATCGTGACGGGTCACGGTGTAATGCATCGTATTCTTCTCGGCATAATGGGATAGTGAAAAGGTCATGCGCCTTGGTACCCATTCCTCCCTGTCCATGACCAATGATGTGGTGCGCATCGTCAGCCTGGATGCCTCGAATAACGCATAGCTGTGACTTAACCCACTGAAGGTACGCTTTGCTTTCCCACCGCTCGCGCTTTGGCAGCTTGAAGAATGACTTTGGCGGGGCGGGGTCGATTACCAGCACCTTCGCGGCCTTATTGGCTATCTCCGCTAACTGCTGGGTAGGTGATAAACTGGGGGTTAAATCGGCCTCTCTCCGATGCCCTGTTGGTATTGTGCGCGGCTTAATGCGCAGAGAAGCAGCAGCGACATCATCCGGGATCAGATCAATGACTTCATTAACCCAGGCCCACCAGCACAGCTCAGGCAATGTCAGTTGATGGCTATCTTCAAACATGAAGTGACTACAGGCCCGATACACCACGAAATCAGCAATATTTTGCTCCGCTAAAGCTGATAGCTCATCCATGGACTTATCGCGGTACAAGTTCGCATGGTGCCAGCACAAACGAATAGCACCGATGCCATAACGCATGGTCTCCATGTTTTTATCGTGATAATCGTCCTCGGCGCACTTCCACTGGCATTCATAACGGCGATCAAGCCAACTCTCCAAGCTGTTGATGCCACCAGCAGCGGAAAGAACGCGCTCATGCTGAAAGAACGGGCGGAAACGCGGATCACTGGCTAACTGCTGCTTAACTGCCGGCAGCGCACCAGAGGGCATATCGCGAAACTCTGTAGGTACCGTGGCCACCAGCACCCGACCACCAAACATCGGCAGAAGCTCGGTACCAGGCTTTAAGATGACCTGCCCCAGCTCGCGGACAACGATCGGCTTCAGTATCCCCCCCAGATTCTGGCGGGTGAGAACTGCCTTTTTTCGTGTTTTCTGAACGGTCGGATTCTGAACGTTCAGATCCTGACATGTCAGATTTTGAATGGTCAGATTCTGACGTGTCAGAAACTGGACGGTGAGATTCGACGTTTAACGCCGCTGCTTTCAGCTTTGGCACATTCAGGGTGTAAATATTGCTGTCGTTGCGCTGCCCTCTACGGCGTTCCTTGCGTGTCAGCCATCCATCACTTTCTAATTCACCGATCGCAGTCGTGACCGTACTCCGGCCAGCACCAATCTCACGGGCGATTTTCTCAATCCCCGGATAGCAGATCCCCTCATCGTTCGAGAAGTCAGCCAGACGAAGCATTACAAGCAGCTTGGTACCCTTCACACCGTGCGCAGCGCAGCCGTCCCATACATAGCTGGAGACTTTTACGCTCATGCAATAACCCTCGGCGCTGGCAGTGCCAAATACTTAAAGCGATCCACAACTTCCTCTAGAGCGCTGTGGGTGACAGGCAACCAACCGCCCGGTATTCTCATCACATAACGCAACGGCACCGGCGGTTTAGCGCAACTTGCAGCTACACAACGAAATTGCCCACGCAAACGAGATTCTGTTAATCTGTTCATGCGTTAATTACTCCACACGTTTAATTGATGCACTCGACGCCCGGGACCGCATATCCTGGGCGTCACCCTCTCCAAACATCATCACGGTCACGGCGTAAATTTCCGCCACCAGCGATTGAACCCGGTAACCCTTAGCTTTCAGTTTCTTACTCTCGTTGTAGTCCAATACCCCATCAGCTGTGAACTCGTTATGTGCCTTGGCGAACAGGCCCAGCGCTGACATCAATTCGTTGAACTTGATAAGCAACTCTTCGTTATCCGCCTGCTCAATTTCCGGCAACTTCACGAATACGCCACCAGCGTGTTTACACATCGCCTCGGTGATATCGCTACGGCCTGAGATTGACTCCATTTCTACTGCCATACCCAGCGGCACCACCTGCCCTGATACTTGGCGGACACGGTTACGTAGTGCGTTTTCAGTGCCGGCAACCGGATCCAACTCCTTTGCCATTGCGCTGTACTTGCCTGGGAACTGAGTGATCAGCTTGTGTATCGCTTCGCTGATGTCGTCCTGGGTTGGAAAGTCTTTGTTATCCACAAGGGTTCTCCACTTTTGTGGTTTTAGTTAAGTCGCCGGGGAGATAGACTTTTTGTATAGCGTTGGCTGGTACTTAAGCTCTCCACCGGTCAAGCGCTCAATTCTCATGGCTTGTTTTTCTGGAATAATGGCTCCCCACCGACACACTGCGGGGTGTTTTATTCCCAAAGCGATGGCGGTGTTAACGACACCTCCAAAATGGGAAATTACTGTTTCTTTGTTCATAGAAACTCCTTGTTGATTTACACGAGAAAGGTAACAAAAGGTACATAACGAAGCAAACATCTTTTACACTCTTATCGCGTAACATTGGTTACATGAAAACAGCAATGAACGAACGAATTCGCATGCGAAGACTGCAATTAGACATGACCCAGTTGCAGTTAGCTAAAGCCGTTGGTGTTAGTCGGGTGTCTGTTACCAAATGGGAGACAGGCGTTACGCAGCCAGATGGTGAGAATCTACATGTTTTAGCTCGGGTTTTGTCATCAAAACCTGAGTGGCTTCTCTATGGAAAAGGAGAACCACAAATCCATGACGACAGTAAACTAAAGCCAATTACAGCGACGCCATTTAATGTCCCGGTAATCTCTTCAGTGCAAGCCGGGTCATGGACTGACTCCTACAGCTCAGCACGTATTTCAGATGTTCTTAGATGGTGCAGCACAACAGTGAATGTTTCTGACGATGCTTTTGGCCTCGATGTCCGCGGTGAGTCGATGACTAACCCTAACGGAAGCCCTACTATTCCTGAAGGATCAACGGTTATCGTCGAGCCTCATTATGGTTCTGTGGAAGAACTTTCAGGGAAAATCGTCGTTGCCATGATTAATGGAAGCTCTGAAGCGACAATCAAAAAATTAGTAATTGATGGGCCAAACAAGTATTTAATGCCCCTGAATCCTAATTTCAAACCGATAGAAATAGATGGTAGTTGCCGAATAATTGGACGAGTGGTCCAAGTTACTCAAGACCTGTAACATCCATCTCCAGCCCCATCCGGGGCTTTTTTTACCCCTCAATGTAACTTTAAGTACATTCATCTATTGACGTTAAATGTAACCATGGTTACATTAACCCCATCACCACACATTATGCGCCGCGCCGGCGGCACTGCAGCGAAAGCAAGCGCAGATATCCGGTAAAAATTTATGCTGTGTGTAGTTTTGGCGGCTGTTCGCTGGGTTGGTATCAGCCGCACTTTTTTCGCTCTTTAATAATCTGCGTAAATCCGCCTTAGTTAAGTCTGGATTCAAGCTTTCTGCATATCAGCAGGTTCTATTACTTTATTAATAGCAAAATGAGTGAACAAACCTGACAAAGCAATATAAGCCAACATCCAAGCCCCAGCTTTGCAAATATAAATAGACACCTCGAATTGCGTTTTCCCAGGGGCATCGTTGGAAACAATCATGATGTCATAGGCGTATGAGCAAAACACCCCACAAAAACCGAGTAGGATGATATTAATAAACTTGGCAGCAAAATCCTTATACTTGAAGGTAGATACCCTTCCGTACCCCCAATTTTTATGGCTTTTTAAAAATAGATGCACGGCACCTGAAAGTAAGATCAGCGTGAACACTCCGTACATGCCAGGATTATCCCAGTTGGCGGCTCCATTAATAATGTTATAAATAAGCACACCCGACACACCCAGAGCAATGTTCTTAAAATGATCAATAGTAACGCCATAATAATATTCATTACCTTCGTATGGGATTTGTTTTAGCTTAGCCACCAGAACTCCTTACTTTTAAAATTCCAATAAGTTTCTTTCGTACAAATTTTTAACATTAAAACATATGATGTGACGTTCTGCAGTATTTTAAAAACTGCATAGCAATGCGGTGCGTCACCTGATGTGTTAGTAATTGACCGAGGACCTACGCTATGCGGGTGTAGGTCCTCTTATCTAAGTCGTATTTTCTATATTCGAAAACTTGCCAAACTCTGGCAGGGCTTCGCTTTACCGAAAATCAGTGTGGAGTAATTAACATGATCAATACTATTACGATAGATACCGAAACAATGGATACCAAGCCAAGTGCTGTGATTCTATCCATTGGGGCGTTTGCATTCGATATTTCTGACATTCGTCAGACACAGCAAAGCATTATCCAAGTAGCTCGTGATGCAGAGCTGACGGAGTACTCAAATACGGCCTTCTACTGTCTGGTAGATACTTTCGGTCAGTTAATGCAGGGCCGCAATGTAAGCGTCAAGACTCAGACTTGGTGGCGTGAACAATCTGAAGATGCATATGAAGCTCTTGCGGGAGACCGAGAACCAATTGGCCAATGCCTCGCCCTGCTCTCTCATTGGATAAAAGCCCATCCAGATGCCCAGATATTCTTCCGTGGCACTGACTTCGATGGTTCTATCCTGGAGCATGCCTATAGAACTAACGGGATCGAATGCCCTTGGCATTGGGGTGGCAAGCGTGACGTACGCACTTATATCGACGCAATGACAAAGGGAAACCGTGGCTATCTACCTAAAACCCACCAGCCCTGCTTTGCGGTGGTTAAGCATAACTCGCTCCATGATGCGATGAACGATGCCGAGCAAATGGCCATTGCCTACAAGGTGAATTCTCAACAAGTAGGTGCCGTATGACTATTAATAAAGCTGCAGGAAAATCGGGGATTAACACTGGCCCTATTTTTGTCATTCCTACGGATATTTCGATGAAGATCCGCGAGATTGAAACGGCGTACATGAGCTATCTGGCACAACACCGTATCCCTGATGACCACATCATTGTCGTTAACTACAGTGGCGGCAAGGACTCAACGACCACTTTGGGGATAGCTCATCACCTGTTCGGCAACAAGGTACGGTCTGTTATGGCCGACACAGATAATGAGCATGAGCTGACTATCGACTTTGCGAAGCACGTTCATGAGCAAATTGGCTGCGCGCCTGTTGAGGTTGTGAAGCGCGTCTACACCCAGGAACACTTTGACCGCCGCCGAGCAGCGATCAAGAAAGGCTGGAACAAGAAGCAAGCGATCCGCATGGGCGCTTACCGCGGCGTCCTTATGCCCTCCCTTAACCGTAGTGATACGCAATTTGGGCGGGCCTGGCAAAAGACCGCCGAACGCTGGGGCATTGAGTTTGAAACGCCCCTTGAAGCTGCCCTGTCTGTTCTGCAACCCAGTGGGAACAGCTTTCTTGATGCTGCGCTATTGCACGGGAAATTCCCTATGCTGCGTGACCGTTTTTGCACTGACGAGTTAAAGATACAGATCGCCTACGATGCAGTGATGGCACCACTACTGAATGATGGTGAAGTGATAGTTCAATGGTCTGGTGTTCGCGCTGACGAGTCCAGTAAACGAGCAGGATATTCACGATTCGAAGTTGACCAACGTGAACCTGACTACCTATACAACTTCTTGCCCATCCATCAATGGACGGCGGTTGACGTGTTCGCACTGCATAAATATTTCGGTATCAAACCTAATCCACTCTATCTGAAAGGTGTTGACCGCGTTGGCTGCATGAACTGTGTATTGTGCAACAAGGAGGAGATTGCACAAACGGCGGCACGCTGGCCGGAGCACATCGAGAAACATCGCCAGTGGGAACACAAAGTGCGGCTGGTCAGCAGGTGGGTGCACTGGATGAGCATCGGTACTTTCCGTCAGCCATGGTTCAAACAGTTTAAGTTACCGTTCGGAACTGAACCACAAATCGGTCATCTATTGCCCGAGGTGCAAACCATCGATTGGTCATCATTCTACGGCACGCGCGGTGGCATGGGCGCACCTAATGTTGATGATGTCGTGACTTGGGCTAAAACAGGAAGGGGCGGCAAAGTATACGACATTGTACGGGCCAGTATTGATACCAGTGTTTGTTCATCACGCTATGGTTTATGCGAATAGGCAAAAAGTATATTATCTGCATGTGGTTATAACATAAAAAATTATCATTACAGGAGATTTCAAATGGAGAATAAAAAGTGTTCTATTTGCGAGAGTTTACTACCTTTAGATGAGCATCTCGAAGAACTAGCTCTTTTTTGTATTTTTGTTGGAGAGGTTAATGATTATGACTTTAAAGATGAAAAAGTCTCTGTCAGTATCAATAAAGTTGGCGAATGGCTGAAGCTTGCTGCAGATCTTAAAAGTGTTGAAATTTCACCTGGAGGATTCACAAGCGTAAACGATTTCTATTGCGAGACTAGGATGGAGGTATTAGATGAAGACTCAAGAAACTACTCCCAATTATCTCTCAAACTCACAAAATACATTTTTGCCGCTCAGGCATTTGAAAATATGCAAAAATTTCTCAACGGCATTGCGATAGAGCGTGGGGCAAAAAAAAGAAGTCATACTCTTAGATGTGAAGAGCTATTTGATACACTTAATAACAATCAGCTTCCTGTAGATTTTCATCATCATGCAACCAACTTCACGAATAGATTTGAAAGCTACAGAGAGCACTATAAACCATCATTTAACAATGAGTTAAAATTAAACCATCAAAGTAATGCATATGCACATTGTTTATTAAGAAACCTCAGAAATTACGTTTCACATGGTTCTTTTCCATTGGAGTATGGATTAGGTGGGAACGATGTTTTTGTAATAAAAAAACTATCGTCGTTATTAACAACGGCAATTAGGCTATACGGAATATATATACAGGCCGGAATATCAAATTTTTGCAGAGGGATGACTTCTGATCTTTATGAGTCAAGAAAAGAGCGTTGCGAAGAAGATATCAACGATGATTATGATGAGGGAGAGTGTGTATATTTCTTAGAAAACTTCAATCTGCAACTTGCAAGAAAACTTCATTACCCTCTGGATTTTAGCGTTACATCATATAATTTCTAATTTCGTACGTATAGAGAACAGTATGGAGTAGATGGGTATGTCACCGTACTGCTCCAGAGTATTTATACTAAAAATAACACTATTAAATTCCCCGGATGCGGCGGGTTAAGTGTGGAGAAAAGCTATGCTACAGATGTTAACCCTTGAGGAATGGGCAGCGGAAAGATACCGCAGTAAACCGCCCTCTCTGAATACTTTACGACGTTGTGCAAAAGAAGGTCACTTCGCCCCACCAGCACGTAAAGAAGGCAAGTTATGGCGTGTACGAGAAGATGCTGATCTAGTTGGCCCGCTCACTTCCCCAGTCATTAAGCACTCAGATAATCCAAAGCTACTAAGGATCTTGAACGATGGCAGCTCGTCCACGTAAGAACAATGTTGATATTCCTAACCTGTACCCGTTATTTAGCCGGAAGGCTAATAAGGTTTATTGGCGTTATCGACATCCAGTAACAGGGAAGTATCATGCCCTTGGTGATAACGAACAGGAAGCCCGTGAAATTGCGATCGAAGCGAATAACCGACTGGCGGAGCAGCGAAGCCGCCAGATCTTGGCTCTAAGCGATCGGCTGGCTCGGATTAAAGGAAAAGAAATTACTGTCAGTACCTGGCTCGATCGCTATTGGAAGATCCAGGAAGAACGCTTAGCTACGCAAGATATCCGACCGAACACTTTTAAACAGAAACGTAAACCTGTGGCATTGATGCGCCATAACCTTGGTATGAAACCCCTGCCAGTTGTTGATGCTCGGGATATCGCAGCGATCCTTGATGAGTACAAAGCTATTGGGCAAGCCCGTATGGCCCAGGTTGTGCGTTCTGTTTTGATCGACGTGTTTAAAGAGGCTCAACATGCAGGTGAGGTACCACCGGGTTATAACCCAGCAGAGGCTACTAAACAGCCGCGGAGGAAAATTACACGCCAGCGCTTGAACTTAGAAGAATGGCAGAAAATCTTCGATATTGCTGATAAACAGCATCACTACATGGGCAATACGATGCTCTTGGCCATAGTCACAGGGCAACGCCTGGGTGATATCTCAGCAATGAAATTCAGTGATATTTGGGATGATCACTTACATGTATCGCAAGAAAAAACAGGTTCTAAGTTAGCAATACCGCTTTCTCTTCGATGCGATGCTTTAAACATATCTTTACGTGAGGTTATCTCGCGCTGCCGAGATTATGCTGTAAGTCAGTATCTTGTACATTACTTCCGTTCAACATCAATGGCCCAGCGTGGCGCCAAAGTTTCAGGTAATACGCTGACAACTAACTTTAGCAAGGCCAGAGATAAAACCGATATTGTTTGGGGAGACGGATCGCCAGCTACGTTCCATGAGCAACGTTCATTGGCTGAACGCTTGTACAACGAGCAAGGTATCAATACAAAAAATCTTCTTGGACATAAATCCCAAAAACAAACTGATAAATATCATGATATGAGAGGTAAAGATTGGGTGATCGTTGGCAACTTAAAAAAAGACACTTATTAGAATATAACACCATCAATATAGTTACTTGATTATATAAACACAGAGAACTGGCCATGACTCAATCATCGCTGACGATTTATTTGCTTAAAACAAGGATTTGCCATTTTACGTCCGATCTATTTAAACCATCACCTTTTACTGGATTAGTATAGAGCATCTCCATTCCAGCTTTATTGGCTTTTTTAAGTGCCTCATCTAAACTTATTTTATAAATGAAACGTTCAGGATCATCTGGTCCAAGTCTTAATGTTAAGATAAAAACACCTGACGGAGATAATAAAGATGCAATTCGATTTAGTGAAAGTTGTCTATCAGACTCATTTAAGTGCATCCAAACTGCACTTAAGAGAATAAAATCAAATGATGACTCTGTTCCTATTAATTTTTTTAGCGCTGGAAGGTGATCATCAACCCAAAGAACGGGTAAATTTTTATGCGTCATTCTGGCCATCTCACGCATACCCTTACTAGGCTCCACAGCTATAACTTCATAGCCCATGTTTACTAAAGCTTCGGTATCCCGTCCAGAACCAGAACCAATATCTAAAGCTTTAACTTTCCCTTTAGGGAAAAATGGCAGAACATCTTTGAAGATATCCTCAAATTTTATTTTCATGTATGCATTGTAGTACTTTTCAGTATTATCAGTGTATTGCTGCCAACTTTTCAT